GGTGCTGCACTCGGTTCGCGCGCGTCTGGCGTGGCTGCCGAGGTCGTGCTGTACTGCGCGGCGACTTGGACAATTTCAATAAAATAAAGTTCGACGTCGATGTAATTCGCATTGCCGACGCCACGACGCGACATCTCGGCGCGCGTCACGCTGACGTTAACATATGATTTCTCGGGAGTACGTATTGTGTACAAGGATATGTTTGACTGCGCCACGATCGCGTCGATTTCCTGAAGAAACCGAGTGCGGGCCGCCAGCCCCTCGCCGTTCGCGCTGCCCTTGCTCAATATCACGGATTCCTCGGACGGCAGGCCCACGCGGTTGTACGTGCCGAACTGCCCGGCCTGTACCGGGAAATTCGGTATGCGGTTTTCCTTGCGCCAATCGAATCCTTGTACGCTGTCGGCGTTCACGGCGATATTGCCGTTTTCGTCGAACACGCCCCACACGGCCGCCGACTGCGTGGCCCGCCACAATACATCGGGGTTGGCCGCAAACCCGAGGGCGGGCGGCGCGAGCGCTTCTATGAGCAATGATCGGGCCAACTGCGGAACGCCCGGCAGCGAGGCCACATTCGGGAACGGCGGCAAGGCCACGGTCACGGGAATCCCGAGCCCGGCGCCCCATCCCTGCGTAATAAGCGTCATGTTAACTTTGGCCTGTATCCGCTTGCGTGACTGAGTACTTACGTTGGATCGCCGCCGGCACTTGGTCGGCCACGGCCCGCGGGTCGGCGCTCGCTGAATGCACGTTCAGGGTGCCTACCGATACGGTTGTCGTACTGCCGCCGCCGATAGCCGGCGGGTTTCGGGCCGTCGGTCCGGATTCGTGAATAGCGATCGCCTGCGCCAGCTGTTTGATATCTGCCTCGGTCAATTCATTTTTGCCGAGGCGCTTGCGCACGTCCGCGATGTACGCCGGTATGTCGTTGCGCACATTATCGCCGCCTTCGTACGCGGTAATGATCGCGTCAACCGTTTTCAGGCCGCGCTGCATCTTGATGCGTAAATCGTTTTCGAGGGCCGCCGCACCCTCCTCGGGCGTCGTGTAGCGGCGTTCGTTTCCCTGCCGATCGAGAATATTTCCCGGGTTATTGAACCGCGCAGCCTTACTGCCGGCGGGCGGCGCGTAACGACCCGTCGTATTGGCGGACGGGGAAACGCCGGGCACGGCCGCACTCGCCGGAACTGCCGCGGGCGAGATGAACGACACAATCTTTTTCAGCGTATCGAGGGCCGGCCCGAGGCCAAAGGGATCTTTTAGCCCTTTATAAATCGCCGAATCTTTGAAAAGATCATGCAGCTGCTTGTACCCGTCGTAGATGACTTTTATCAGGCCGGCGATCGTAGTCAATGCATCCTTTGTAGAGTCGAGGCCGCTCGTATCCTTGAATTGGTCGAACACCTCTGTAGCGACCGTCAACACGTGCTCAATTGCGGGCGTGACCGATGATAGAATTTTTTGGCCGGCGGCCTCAATCTGCGTGCCGACGTTGCGCCAATACTCTTGTAACTTTTGCGCCCGGGCCACGCTGTCGTCGGTCACGTTGTTGTTGCGCTCAGCGAGCCGCAATTGATCGTCGCGCAACGCCTTGGATTGCGTCAGATAGTTGATTTCGCCCTGCGTGATGCCGGCCTGCTTGAGCGCAAAATTCTGGTACTGCCGCCCGTAGACGGCCGTCTTGTCGGCAAGCTCCTCGAATATTTCACCCTGATTCCGCAGCTGCCCGTTCGAATCTTTGAGATTCACGCCGTATTGAACGAGAGTGTTTATCAGCGGCGAGCGTTCGCCCGTGACGAAAAACTTCTGCGCGTCGTTGGTCAGGTCGGTAAATGCGGCCTGCACGTCGCTGGCGTCACTGCCTGCGAGCTTGGCCGCGTTGCCCCATTTGTTCAGTTCATGGGCGCCCATGCCGATATTGGCTGCCGTGCGGCCAAGCGCGGCCTCGCCGCTGTTCAGGTTGCCGAGGAATTTCGTAAACCCAGATACCGACTCAAACCCAAGGAATAGTCCCGCGATTGTGCGGCCAACCTCGGTCAGGGATTTCGTGATCGCGTCGGCCGACGCCTTGGCCTTACGCGCAGTTTCGCCCGTCTCTTTCTCGGCAGTCTCGCGGCCCTTTTTGAAATTGGACGCATCGAGGCCGAGGAGAACAACGAGGGAATCAATTACTGTTGAGGCCAATTACTTATCCTGCGCAAGCACGCGTCGGTTATATCCGTCTATCGCGATAACTTCGCAGAGATTGAACAAGTCGCGCACGCCGTACACCGACTGCAATTCGTACATCGTGGCTTTGTTCGCCGATATTACCACGCCGCACATCGGCGGTAAATTACGGTACTCGATAAGACCGGCCGCGCGAGCCGCCGGCAGCGGCCCGTACTCAGGCGTCAGACGGTCGCGGAAAAACCAGTATGGAGTTTGAACAATGCCAACTGAATCGTTAGAAACGTCTTGATTTCCTCGACGGGGCAGTTGACGCCGGGCGTGATCGGGGTCAAGGGATGCTTGGGATTGTTCGGCTCGTGAGCATATTTGGCCTGCACAAGCATCTCATCAAGCAGGGGCTTGAGGGCGCCGTAGGGGGCCTGCAGGAGGGCAGTCACGCCGAATCCGGCAAGGCCCGCCCAACCCGTGGAAAGCGCTCCATCGGGCAGCGTAGCGCCCGAGGCCGCCAGTGCGAGAAGTGCCCGCAAGGCCCAGTCTTGACCTGCGTAGGCGTCCATTTCGGACAGGATGAAAGTCTTGCCGTTGTCGCGCTCGCCCGCAGTTTCGGAACGCACGCCCGGGATTACGAGCCGCTCAGTTCGTCGCATATCAACTCCTCACGCCCGTGGTAGTGGGCCGAATCAATTAGACCGCGGAAACGTCAGACGTCTCCCACGTGATTTCGTATTCCTGTGCCTCGAACAGCTTTTTCGCGTTCGGGATCGGCGAGTATTCAGTCAGCGAACCGTTCGACAGCGCCCACGCCTTGCCGAGGGACGGGGCCCATATGGAGCCCTCGGACGCCGGCAAGTCGTCGTTCGCCGCGGATATGGCGCCGTTCCATTGGTCAAAAATGTCAATCGACGGACTGTCCGGCATCAAGTGAATTTTCATAACCACGAGGTACGGCGTGCGGCCTGACGACTTGCGTCCGTCAACGCCTTGTTTGACCTCGGTCGGCTTGACGTTGCCCGTGTCGAATGCGTCGTCCACGGCGTACCCTTGGAGAATGACCGGCCCAGAAAATACCCCCGGAATGGTGAGGGTAAATTCGCTGTTTGCCGACGTGATGAACCGCTGTGCCATGTGTCAATGCTCCGATTAGAGAACGTCGATAGACGACATGGACAGGGTCTGCACACTGCCGCCATCGGTGTAGTAAAAATTGATCGTCGGGGAACCGCGACCGCCGCGCACGATCGCGCCCGGGTCGAGAATCTGCAGGTACCAGCCCGTATTTTGAATCGTCGCCGTCGCGCTTGTGTCGCCGGTTGCATTGTTCAGCTGCGCTGATTGCGAGGAACTCAGCTGCACGCCCTTGACGATACTGCCGAAATTCAAGCCCTGCTTGATGGGGTCGAACAGCGCATTTCGAATCAGATTGAACCCGCGGGTCACGTACGGTACTGCCGGCACGTTCGCCAATAGATTCATCATGGCCAGCTGAAACTGCGAATTCAGGAAAATCTGATTGATGTAGGTGTCGAACCAGCGGAACGGGCCCGAAATCTGGCCGGGCTGATTCTGCGTGAATTGCTGATTCGCGGTCGCGAACGACGCGTAGCAATTGTACCCGTTGGCGATCAGGTTGTTGTACGCCGTCTCATTCGTGACTTGCGCCACGAGGCCGGCCTGTCCGCGAAACGCTGCCGTCGTGCGGCCGTTTTGCTGATTGAAATTGATTGAGGCGGCGATTGCCGTCTGTAGCGCGGCGATGACGCCCGAGCCGCTGATGTCGTACACGGGCATTACGCCGGTATCCTGCGCGGCGTTGACGATGTTTCCAAACGATCCCGTAGCGTTCGGATTCGTGGTCGGCGTCGCGTCAGAATCCTGCGCAACGTACAAATACCGCTGATTGGTCGTCTGTACCCACGCGGCGAATGCTTCCTTGTTCGACAGCGATTGTTCGGTCACGGTCATGAACGTCGCCCAATTTTGGGTAGACGCCACAACCTGATTCATGACGCCGGCCGGGGTATTCGCGTTTGCGCCTTGCGACAGTACGGCGCCCTCGGCGGCCGTAAGATCGAGACCCGTGGAAAGCGCGCCCGTCGCCGGAAATCCGATCGAGGACGACGGCCCCGTGGTCGCCGAGGAAATCACGAACGCATCGCGCAGCGTGTCATACGTGACGGTCGGCAGCGCCGTAACCGTGGCCGTGCCGGTCGTGACGGTCGCGGACGTACTGACGTTCACGGTGCCGGTTCCCGCCACTACGGTATACGTGCCGAACGAAACGATGGTTGCCGGGCCTGAGACGCCGGTACCGTTCAAAACGTCGCCAACGGCCAGCGAGCCCGAAATCGTCGAGAGGATATCGACCACACCGACAGCCTGCGAAGCCGTGCCATTGAACACGTTACCCGTGGTCTGCAAGCCAGCCTGCAACAGTGTCGCCGCGTTCGTGAAACTGGTAGCGCCGGATAGATTGATTGCCGCCGACGTGACGAGCAAACCGTCAACGCTCAGCGCGAGAGTGCCTGAGAGGGCCTGCAGCTGAGTGAGTGTCAAATCCGCGACACTACCGCCGCGCAAGTACGCGCTGATCGCGGCCGTATTGAACTGCGCGAAATACAGCGTTCCCGGCAGCACGGTGCAGTTGATGAAACCGGCGAAATAAACATTGGCGAGAATCGTCTCGGGCGCGTTCGGCCCGAACCAATCCGACACGTCAACCGTAGACGCGAACGCCTGCGCGGTGCCGTACGGTATCGAGGGGTCATTGGTCACGTAAACGGCGTTGAGGGCGAGCGGATTACCGCCGGCAGAGAGCACGCCAGGGATTGCATTGGCGAGGCGAGCGGCGGGAATTGATGGGGGCATGTTGTGCGGTCCTCAAATTGGCGGGGCAAAACCCGTCGGCGTTACGTCAACAATATCCACGGGGCCGAGGGCAGTTGCGTACTCTTGGGCCGTAGTCGTTATCGGATTGTACTGGATTTGGCATTGGATTATCCACTTGTCCTCGTACTGAAGCTCGGCGTTAGTCAGCGGTGCCCGTATCGGATCGTCAGCATATAGCGGCTGGCACTTGGGCGCGAGGGCCAAACAGCCCACGTTATCGCGTAGCAACGTTGACAGAATGTCCGACCAATCCGAGGAGGCCGGTCCGTAGCAGTCCAACTGCACCATAACCTGCATACCTTGTTCGGCCGTCACGGGGCCGGGGGCGGGGGCCGGGTCGGTCGTGGACTGGTAATTATCGACGTTCGTTCGTAAACGTTTCTTGAGCATGCCCGACATGGCCACGAACGGGCCTTTGGGCATGGCCGTACGATTCGGGTAGCCCTGGATGACCTGTCCGGCATTCAAACCGAGCATAGACGTCACGAACGCGCCGAGCACTGTATACACGTCGGTCAACGTATTTTCGACAGTTGCGACGGGGGCTGTCACGGCGTGTCCGTCTGCAGGCAAACGATAAGTTTCGTCCAACCGCCATTTTCAACGTTCCACGCACCCGATACCGGGCCGACGACTTTCCAGTTTTGCACGGCCTGCCCTTGGAACGGCGCGAACTGCAGGAGATCGCCGCCTTGCTGCGTGACGCGCACAATCTGTTGCGTGTCGCCGAACATGAACACCGTCCGGAATGTGCCTTGCATGTTCAGTTTTTCGACGTGTCGTAACTCCTCTTTCCCGAGGGGCTGTATCTGGATGCGCACGTGGACGCCCGGCGCGTAGCTCGGCGTCTGCGAGAAATCCGCGTTGACGGTGTTGCCAGTGCTGCGCAGGAACAACGCGGGCCGGTCGGCATTTACCGAATTGATGGCGCCTCTGATAATTCCGTGCAAGTTCATTTCGGCTTAACCTCGTAATCGGGGGCGCGCTGCATGTCGCCCGAATCGACGAGGGGCTTATCGAATCCCTTGATTTTGATAGTCAGCGGCGCGTTACCCGGGCTCGTCCATTGTGCGATTTCACTTTCAAGATCGTCACGCATGGACTGTCCGAGGAGGCCGAGCGCTTTTTGCCCGTCGTAATTCGCGGCTTTCACGGCGGCCCCGAGTCGGTCGCCCCACTGCGGGGAGTACTTCTGAATCGTCGTCCGGAACGCTGGGCGCGCGGGGGCGCGAGTCGTGCCGTACTCACTCCAAAATGCAACCTGCGCGATTGACAATTCCGGCTGAACCGTGGGCGTCGCATTGCTGCCGACAGCCTTTAGAAATCGCGCGTTCGTTTTCTGCGGGTACTTTGCACCCTCCAGAAACCCCATACGCAACACGCCTGCATTCGTGATTTTCTGCTCAATTGATTTGAGGGCGAGAGCGAGTTTCTTGCCGCCGACGACGTGATTTTTAGAAGCCACGCGGGCCCCACGGGGGAATCCCATACCCCGCCAGCGGGT